TGGGCTAGGTTCTGATTCATGTTGCCAACACTGGCAGCACTTCTCTTTAACGAATCCTCCAATTTCTCAATACGTTCTTCTAGCTTGACAAACTCTCTAGTGGAGGAGGACACCTCCTCTACCATCTTCTGATATTTAGACGTATCGCCAACCAGGCGTACAACTAAGCGTTCAAGTTCTGTCTCACTTGCCATGCTTTTTTCTCCTAGCCTCGTCTTGGGTTTTTCTCTTTTGCATGGCGTCTCTAGCAGCACTCAAACGCATCGACCAGACAGCCTTGGAAATTGCCGTAGCTGAACGAATACTATCTGCGGTAGGCTTCTGATGTTTAGGTTGAAATTCAACCTTCTCCGTCTTCAGCGTAATGCTGCGCGCAGTCTTCACCCAGCCTTGATGAACTCGTTGGGCAATGCGCATTAGATAGTAATCCGTTCTGTCAGGTTCATTCCACTGTTCATCCAACCAGTCCAGCCACGTCGTAAACTCCCGATGGGTAATCGACTTCAGGTAGTCTAGTAGCGGACCCTGAATCTTTAAGTGACTGGCTAGCTTTAGCTGGTTGCGGTAAGCCTTTACACGTTTTTTGAGGGGTTCCCCTTCTTACGTAGCTCATCCAACTGCTTAGTCAAGGCTTCCAGTTGCTTGGTCAAGGTCTCTTCGTCTTGCTGATCAAGCTCGCTGATTTGCTTGGCCTTGTCAAACAGTTTCTTGACCAACCGTCCAGGCCAACTACGAATGGTAGTTAGAGCCACATTGGCCCCACTACTATCGAACAAGCAGAGCGAAACCAACAGCGGTTCCGTGTCAGCCATGGGACCATCAATGCCGGCAAACTTACCATCAGCCATTTTCACGCACTTGGCCTTGGCATTCTCATACTGGCAAGTGGATGCCTCACTGGCTTCCCTAAGTACATAGCTTTCGCCCTTGTACTTCACTGGGATTTCAATGGTGGTTAGATCATCGAAATTGAACTCTTCAGACATTGCTCGCTCCTAGGTAACTTCTACAATGGAATAGAAAATGTGTTGTGGGTTGCTTGGGTTGCTGGGCTTCACGTCACGTTACTAACCTGGGGCGTTAAGTACCGGCAACTTCGGTAATGACCGAACCTTGCTCGACATTATTGACTGGATCCCAGTTAGTAACAGTGATTGTGAAGGTGCCTTCGGGTTGCTCGCCTTCAGCCAAGGCGCTGAACTCGGCCGTGCGCAGGAAACCAAAGAAGTCTTCTGTGCTGCCATCAGGATAAGTAATCGTCCAACTTGTCTCTACGTTGATGAGAGACTTGATTTGCGTCTTCACGGCTGGGTCATAAGCGCCAACCACAACACAATCCGTACTGTCGATAAGCTGTCGGGCAGCCTTAGTACGATAGGTTGTGTTGTGCATCGTCGTGGTGCTAATCGGATCGCCACCATCATCCCCTGGCGGTTGCACGGTCTTTTCCCAAAACGAAACGTCAGCATCAGCCGCTGGGGTGATCTTGGTAGAAAACCCGTCGTCTAGCTTGATTCCAACAGGGGTTGTTCTTGCCGTGGTAGAGGGCACTGCCATAATGAGTCTCCTATTGCCTAACTGACTTGCCGCAAACTAACTACGGCATTGATCGTAAATAATTCACGCTTACTGCTAGGGGTTTCCTTACCGATACCAAAGGGGCCACTCTTCCTAGTGACTGCACCAACTATGTAATTTGAAGTGCTGACGGTTACGGCAGACATGGCAATACTACTGTCCAACAATGTCTTTAGGGAATTAGCTTTTGCCCAGCCCGTCGCATGGTCAGTTGCTCGAATACGAATTTGAATGCCTTCGTGTTCTTGCATGTACCCACTGTTCTGGTCTCGCCCGTGCATAACCCCCGCCACATCCGTAATCGTTAGGCAATTGTCGGGTGTGTCTGGCTCATTGGCATTGTAGATAGGCCACGATCCATGACTAGTCGGCAACGTACCCACACCAAGGCTGACTAGCAAGTACTGCATCACGTTCGCTGGAGTATGCGTAAGACTACCGCTCATCGCTTACCTCGCTTGCGTTTTGCTGCCTTCCAAGCCTTAGACTTAGCTGCATCAAAAGATTCTTGTCGCTTGCGTAGCCTGTATGCCTGCTTACCGGCTTTGAGTGCTTGGGAATAGGTATAGGCGTTTGCTGAAGCTGATTGCAGATTCTCTTCCAAAGCCGTGAAAGCACTAGCTTTCAAAGCACTCGTATCTACAGGGGTCAATAGTTGCGCCTCACGTTGTAATCGCATACCGGCCGCTAACAACCCCTTCTCTAAACTCTGTGACCGTGAAGTTACCTGCTCAACAATCCTGCCTAACTCCGACTGCATAATCCTGGCTGGCTGCTCAAGAAACTTGGCTTGCCCTACTTGATGTCTTGATTGAGTATTCTCGTGAACGAACAAGGCATAATTCTGAGTGAATCCCACAACCACCACTGGCTTCTTGTTGCCATAGCGTAAAGCCAAAGCCTTAATCTTGGCTTGCAGTGATTTGAGATTAGTAATGGAGGCCATCAAAACATTCCTGAGCGGACCACTAGAGGCCCACATTTGTATGTTAGAGGCTATCACGGTACTTTGGTCATCTGCTCAACGTCAATCTGTACTTCATACTTACCGGCCTTAGCGCCACTGTTCCAAGTCCATTCAAACAGAGCAATGTGTTTTTCATACTGGCCCGAAGCAAATGATGCAGTTGTCACGATAGCGTTGTCTGCCGGTTGCATCGTCCAAGTCAGCAAGCCACCACTAGCCACCGTTACGTTATTTGTGTTAAGGATGTTCTGCCCATCACGAGCATTGATAATTGTGCCTGTCGTCTTGTCGTACAGAGTCAACGTAAGGGTTGTCAAGTCTGCTGGCTCTAGGGCGTTGGCGTGTTCATCCTGAACGGTGGCCGTATAGATTGCCGTGACTCCCTCTCTTACTCGCCTTTGGGTTACAGTTAGGGCCATTAGACTAGCACCCCCTCGCTATCAAATGCTGGTGTCGAGAAACTGTCATCAACCAAGTCGTCAGAAATGACTAGCGATTCACTAGACAACGTGGGTTGCACTAAATCCAAATCAGTGAGGCAGCAATTGGCTAATGCTTCCGTAATGAGAGATGGCATCCCTAGGGTTTCTGAGACAATCAGCCATATCTGGTGGTCTCGTAGTGTAAGAGCAGAACCACCAAGTACAAATCCACCAGAAGCTACATAGATATAGTCCCTGGGGGTTGATTCGGTCACCGCCGAACCGCCTAGGGTAAATAATCCACTGGCTGTATACGACCAACCTCTTGCATAGAGAGTGTCAGCAACGCCGCCTAGGTCTACGCCACCACTACCGGCATAGCCACCACCAATCAGGGAAGTGTCTGCTTCCCCACCAAGCGTAATTCCACCGCTAGATGTGTAAGTGCTAGCAACAAGGTTTAGTGTGAGGCCAATTCCACCTAGATCGATACCACCGCTACTGTCTGAAACACTATTGGATATTGATAGACAGGTTGCAATTCCGCCTAGGTCAATACCACCACTGCTAGAGGACACGTGGTAAGACGTTGATTCGTATTCAGCCGTACCACCAAGAATGAATAGTCCATCAGCTTGATAGGAATAGGTGTTAGCGCTGGAATACCCAGTTACCGCGATGCCGCCTAACGTCAGACCACCGTCTGCCGTGGCGGTAAACTGCGCGGTATAGGTAGTTACGGCTGCTAAACCTAAAACAACCCCGCTAGAGCCCTCTGCTTGCGAGCTAGCGGTACTTAGGCTAATGGCTGCCCCGGCTAGGGTTAACCCGCCCGACGCAACGTAGGCATTGCTAGCGGTGTTTAGCGACTCGCTAGCCCCACCTAGGGTTACTTGCCCGCTAGCAACCCAAACCGAGTCGCTTAGGCCCTGGCAGGTAGCTACACCACCCGTAACTAGACCGCCACTAGCATCGTAGGCAGCCCGGTATTGGCTGAGGGTGGTTGACGTTCCGCCTAGGGTAATTCCACCAGTTGCCACATACGTGCTATTGGCCAGCGATTGGCTATCAGCGATGCCACCTAAATCAATACCCCCACTAGCGACCCATTCACCTGTTTGGCTGGGACTGTAGTCAGCAGACCCGCCTAATTCAATTCCTCCAGCGGTGTCGTAAGCATAGCTGGCTAGGTAATCGAATAGGGCAACACCAGCCAATACAACTCCACCAGAAGATGTATAGGCTGAGGCACCCAAGAAGAGGAATTCAGAGGTGCCACCTAGTACAACTCCGCCAGAGGCGACTACAGCCCACCCTCCGCCATAGACTGTAGTCGCCTCACCGGCAATAACTAGGCCACCACTGGCATTGTAGTTAGACCAATCTTCTGTATAGACGGTTGTGGCAATACCGTCCAGTACAATACCACCAGAAGCTTCATGTGTCCAGTCATACAAAGACCCGGTTGTGGCAACCCCACCTAATACAATGCCGCCATCGGCAGTTGATGTTGAATCAGCGGTAGACTCACAGTCGGATACACCACTGATGAGTATGCCGCGAACTGGAGTATCGTAGACGTAGTTGAACGCTTGGCCATAGACAGCCGTTCCACCAAGAACAATACCGTCCGAAGGCTGGAAGTCAGACCAATCCTCTGAGTAGACGTAAAGGGCAGTTCCACTAATTTCGATTCCGCCTGAGGATTGGTAATCTGACCAACCTTCAGTCCAAACCGAATCGCAACTGCCGCCAAGCGTAACACCGCCAGAAGCTAGATACTCGTAGCTTAGAATGGTGGCTGATTCTTGGGCAGAGGCAAACCAGAACCACCGAGTGCCACGAACATGCAGTACGTCTACGCCATCACTGGGTACAGACGAGGTTACGGCAGCACCACCAAGACTGATGGAGCCTTCGCCTTCGTAAGTAAAGTCAGTGTGTGCTTGTAGCCAATACCACATACTAGTCTAGCTTCGCCCTACGTACTGATTGTTGAATGCGTAATTGTTAGGCGCAAGTGATTTTGGGAGTGACCTTTACCGTGCCACCAGCCGTTCCCATCGGGTAAGGGCCATCTGTAAATAGCTCAGCCCACAGCAGTACCGTGCCTGCCGAGTTGGTCACGTAGTAACCGTAGTAACTGGTGTCTGTCTGGTCGTTGATGGTAAACGTCTGCTGCGCATAGCTAGCAGTCGTTACCCCAACTGATGTAGCAATTGTCCAGCTAGACCCGGTTAGCGTAATAGCAGCGTAACCATCACCAGTTGCTTCGGTATAGTCCGCGTGGGTATCACCTTCAGCGGGTGTCTTGTTGTTCTTGTAGAGATGTAGCTTGACATCCCCAGTTGCCGAGTAGTTTAGAGCACGCTTCAGAATTTCAACTTCACCAACATCGGGCGCAAGCAAAGCCATATTAGGGACTCCCTGCTAATAGTCGCCAAGTGTCACCAGGTTGTACTGTCTGCGGAAATGCACCTTTCATTCCCGCCCCAGTGAATAAAACTGTCTTCGACGCCCCAACGTAGTCAGTGACCACACGGGGGACGAATGCGTTGTTGCCGGAAGTAAAGACCAACCACATACTGTTGTAGTCATCATTATTGGTTGATAGGTCATCACTAACCAACGTGAATTCACCATTGCCCGTTACCGTGCCCACCGTGCCAACAGCCGTAATCCCATCATCTTCCTCTAGCACATGCCCGTTAACATCGACATACAGTTCGCGTCCAGCAATCGTAGAACGTAATGCAGTGCGATTATTGATGGAGAAAGAACCAACTACGGTAAGGGCTACGGAAATGCTGTCTACTGTTCCACTGGTAATAACCACCGTAAAGTCTGATCCAGCGGAGTAGAAGGTTGCATCTGTTGAGGTGTCAATAGTTACGCAATGCAAACCAACCAAAGGGGGAGACCCAGTACCCGTATCAAAATCAGTGATTAGTGTGACGCCAGAATTGTCTTCGTTGGCTCCACCGTCCTTGTATACAGAGATTGTGGGTGTGCCATCCAATGTGGCTGGCGTACCATCTGCTTGATGCGTATTGAACATCAGGCGTATGGTAGCACTTAGCGGAAAGTCACCAAGGTAGTTATTCACGAGACTAACCCTCCGCCAACGAGAGAACCACTGCCCCCACCAACACCAGCAACCGCAGGAACCTCCAAAGTCAACTGCCCATTATCAACCACCGTATTGTGATAACGCCAATGAACCCAAGCTGCGCTTCTAGCCGTGTTGTGGATGCCAATCTCCGTCTGCTTGCCACTATAGAATCCTGACCACAAGTCAGCGCCTATGCGAGTTGTCACCGTATCTGTGTCTATTGAGTACGTGCAGTCAAAGGATTGAAATACATCTCCGTCTTTATAGAAGATGACATGTTGCCCATCGTAAGTCAACACAAAGTGAAACCACTCATCCAGAGGCCAAACTTCAGTTGGCATATAGTTGTATTGTGAATCACTTGACCACAAGCAGAACTGAATGTGCCCATCATAGTCTGAGCAGATAATTTGCCATCGTTCTTGACGTTGGCACAAGAAAGCCTTGTCAGTAACGTAGGCACTGACACTGAACCAACCCTCAATTGTTAAGGCAGTTCCACCTACAGCCAGCCCAGTACCAATTTCTACATACTGATATGACCCAGAAAACCTAGCGACTCCGTCTAGTTTGCCTACGGTGTGAGTGGGTTGATAGCTGGTATTTGTCGAATCGTTGTTGTTGCTAGTCCAATCCTTAAAGTCACCTTCGGTGCCTGTTGGGGTTTCGTGTAGGGTGTACAGACCTATTGTGTTAGCATCCCAACCTTCTGAGGAAGTGTCCGAAGCACTAGCATCACCAGCCCACAAGTAGATGATTGTGTCTACCGTAGAACTGATGTTGCAGAAGACAATGAATACCCCAGTGGCTTCACTACTAGCAACAGCGAATGATCTACGTTGAAAGGCTAATGTTGCTTCAGCGGCAGTCTTGAAAATCACGTCGAAGCCATCGGCACGGCACACGGCACCAACAATGGCGTCATCACGTATTACGATGCGCACGGGTACGCCCGTAAGGTCGGCCGAGACCTGCGTTTTCTTGATCGTGATTTTGTAGACGATTGCGGAAGCCATATCAGACTGTTAGTTGACTTTCTTTAGTGTTAGGTCTTTGACGTTAGATTAGGTTCTGCCGGCTATTTGGAAAGTGTCATTATCAGCAGGGACCTCTAGCAATGCCGGGCTAACCACAAGAGCATGGTCTGTATAGGTAGAGGAAACGATTCTGCGCCACAGTCCAGCATTTGCCCCAGTGATAAAGACTATTGAAGCCCCGGCAAAGATGTTGTCTTCTGTGAACGTCAAGTGGGTTTCAAAGGTTGTATCGGTGGCTGTAGCGCTAGGGTTGTGAACACTGTTAGCTGTGACACCTAACTTCCAGAAGTTCTTTAAGGCAGCGGCAGCGTCTGCATCACCAACAAGCTGTATGGCACTGGTGTCTAAAGCGTCAGTACCAGCAATAATAGAATCGTAGACCTGTTGTGGAACAACTGTGTAGGAATGGCAAACAGGCAAAGCACCCGTTTCTACAACGGAAACATCAAGCTGCCCAACTGTGTTTGTGTCTGTTGCATCGAGAGCAACTTGATAGAAACCATTGGCATCGTAAGAAGCGGCACTTGCTTCGTTCTTTTGGGCCTGAACTCCACCTGCCTTAGATAGCTTCACATCACCTTGGGAGATCGTTAGCCCAGCCTCTAAAGAGAAACCATCTGTCGTGTCTAAGAAGGGGCCTATCTGTAAAGTGACGGCTGTACTCTGTCTAAGCACGTTGCCCATAATCCATCCGCCTTCTACTTGTCTGAATCTCTTGGTAGAGTTGATAACGGCAATTAAGCTATAGTCACTGCCATAGGTAACTATCAGTTGAGGGTCGCTGTTGTTGGTCCCAGTACCAACCGTGTAGTCTATGGAGTCAAAGAAGATTAACTGTCTGTGTGTGCTTTCATCAGCGTAGGTTAGTGGATACCTGGGTTTTATCAGTAGCCCATTGGCTATTCGTTCCTGGCGAATCGTACCTAAGTCAATTTCGTAGTAGGGGTCCAGTGGAAGAGAGGGAAACGGAATGGAACCTAACAGATTGGCATCGTAATCAACCCCTGCCGAAGAAGCACCTGGTTGATTCCAATTTGTTGTTGCATTTCTCTTATTCCAAGTGGCTGTTGTCTCGTCAAAAGCTACCAGTAATGCATAAACATCAATATAGTTTTCGATCACCTCAGCATCAATCAAGGAGATGCCGCTGATGTTCAGCCTAAGCACACACTGAATGAATTTGTTCGGCGTTAGACTATCAGTATCAAACCTAATTAGGGTATGAGCGCCCTCATCGGCGTTTGGGGCACCTTGAATATTTCCTACATTTAGGTTAGTTCCTAGCCCGTAGTTAGTTGTCGGGGTATTCTCCTGTAGATACGTGTCAGCTTCAGCGTAGATGGTAATCGACATGGTGTTCTAGCAAGGCTGGCTACTGCGAGTTAAGAAACCTTGTCTGCTTTTTCGTCACGACCAGCTTTACCGGGCTTGATCATAATCTCTAGGATGCGTTGCTGGCCCGACTGTAGCTCTTGAATGGAATTGTTGATACGAATATCGCCAGCCCTGGTCTCATTGCGCACTTCATCCATAGCCTTGACTACCCGCTCTTTGAATTCCAAGTTGCTGGCAATGATTGAGTGTAACTTCACTCGAAGGTCATCCGCAGAAGAATTCGCAGTTTTGACTTCGCTGATGGCATAGGCAATGGCTGCCCCGCCAACCGTTAGAGAGATACCTACCATCCACATAACGATGGCAATGCGGGTCTTGAC